TTTTCATCAATTGCCAAAATTGCGCGATATCCGACTGCCGCATCTGGCACGTTTCGGTCAACCATCCACCGCCCTGGTGTATAGGCGCTCATGCTGCGTTCTCCCGGGCATCTTCCAGCAGCTTTTCCGCGATCTCGTACCAGTTCACGTCCGAAAGGAAAGCGCGAGCATAGTCCACGGCCAGTCCGCTGACATTGCCGTAGTCGCTAACCGTGTCGTCGGCAAACTCTTTCAGGAACTGCGACAGGGCATAGGCGCCCATGTCGTCGGCGTCAACGTCCAGATAGTCCGACGCGTCAAAGCAATCAAACAGCTCCAGATTGACACGCCACGTGGCGTAGTTTGTCCAGCCATTGTATGTGGTCATTGTAAACACCCTTTGATCGGTAGCCCATTGCCACCCCATAGCGCACCCAGGCAGATGCGCTACAGGCTGTCAGCGGATTAGGCGGCAGCAGAAACGCCAGGATAGGCGCTCCGAAACCATTCAAGCGACATTGTGACGGCGCGTGCATTGTCCGCAGCATCGTTCGTCAGTCGCATGGGCATCACGAGAACCATCGCGCCAGGTTCGCCGTCGGTGAATATTGCGCAATCGTTCCCCGCAGGATGCACCAACACTCCGGCTTTTTTAAAGTCGCGATTACGGTAGATCGCCAAAGCTTTAGCAGCATCGGCCAGATACTGCCCGTTGTAGGCGGCAGGGATTGCAGACTGCACGACCTGCGGAATGATGCGGCGGTAATCCGGGAAAATACCTTCCAGAGCCGGGAAGGTAAACTTCGATCCGTCCTGCAATTCAGCCGTCACCCAAACTTTATTGTCAGTCTTTGTGATGCTGAAAGACACGCTAGACGACACAATGTTACGCCCCGTACCGCATGCCTTGACGATACGCTCCGCATCGGCATTGGACACGGTAAAAGAATCCATGTCAGCCGACGCTTCGACGTCACCGATAAACAAGCGATGCCCGTCAGTCGCCACGATGCGACCAACGCGACAATCAAGGTAGACGCCGCACAAATAGTATCGGATATCCTTGTCTGCGGAATGCGTGAGAGCAGCGCGGAGAGCAGAGACTGAAACTGTAATTTTCATAGTTCACCTATTAAGTAGAGTTATCGGACGGGAAAACAATAGTTAGCGGTCAATCCACGGTCAACGACGACGTGCTTGCACGTTCGCCAAGCGGACAAGCTCCATCGCAGGGGTCGATCAAAGCCGACAGTAAATAGATGGCGACAAGAGCCGCCGACAGGATCGCAAAACGGGTACGGTCGTTCATACCGTCACCGTAACAATGGCAAGGAAACCCGTGTCATCTACCGCCACGTTGGGTGGGAGCTTGTCCATCAGTAACCCCAGCTCCCCACCAATCAACCCAACGCGGATTTTTGAAAGAATTCCCGGAAACAAATCAGAGTTTGCGAGAGCGCCGAAAACGGGATGCGACCGAAATGCGGACATATCGCAATGCCTGCGCTCAAGTCTGGGAACCGCGACGTATCGGTATGCAACAACCCCGTCCCGCCGCTTTATCGTTTGAATCTTTGCCTTAAAAATAATGCTAGCCATATGTCACCTATCAGGCAGGGATGGATTCAAGAGAATCCATGAAATCGGAAACGCACGTGTAACCGCCGGACAAGTCCAAAATGATCTGGGCCTGCCGTTCGGTCAAGTCTGTCGGCCATGCAGCATGCACCGCATCCGACAGTTCATCCGCCGATTCCAAGTGGTCGCGGATAACCGTTTCAATAAAAAACATGAGCTTTGCTTGGTCGGGGTAAGCGCGAAGAACGTCAGCGTATGTCATATGTCACCTATCAGGAAAAGATGGACAGAATGTCGTCAATGGTGTGGGTTTCGTGGCGATACTCCGCAATCGGAGCATCGGCATTGGTGTAGGCGTCCTCGTCGTTATAGACGCTGCAAAACCAATCGTCATGCGTGGGATAGTCGCTATCACGCGAAACGACGACGATATAGCGGCCATCGTCGGCAGTAGACGCGATATAGCGGACGTGATAGTCGTCTACCGCTTCAAAAGCGAACTGTAAATCCACCTGAAAATCGGATTGCAGGGATTGGACGTAAGCACGGTCTTTCATATGTCACCCTTGTTTGTGTTCTGACAAGGAAAGTTTGACAGACTGCAATGCAATAGTTCGTGCAATCGCAACGCATGACCACGATGCGGATACTATGCTGAAAACCCATTAGAAACAGGTAGTTAGGCGGTAAATAGTCAATAGTGCTGTTTTTTAGGTTGTGCAAAAAAATCATGAGCACAAAAGGGACTTGGCTATTTAGACGTCTTTTTACTATGAGGGCATAAAACCCCTTTACTTTCAAAGACTTAACGCATAGTACTTCTCTCAATCACGAAAAACTATCCCTTTAAAATCAAGGGCTTACGGCATAGTACAGTACTACGGGGTTTGACTATTCCAGCACAATGTTGTTGTACGCACGCAACATGTTGTATCCACGCTACACAGGGGATGCGTGATCCGTGGTATGACCGCCTGGTGGTTGTGGTAGAAATGCTACTGTGGTGGAAAGGAGACCGGGGGGGGTACAGGGCCAGACCCCACCCCCCTGTGTTGTTACGAAGGACTCGAAAGGAATTTTTATTTTTTTACAAACTCTCGTATCCTCTCCTTATGGACTCATTTCGATCCATTCCGTTTGAACCGCGTGAGTTGAAGGCGTCGCCTGAGATGCTGGAAAAGATTTACGCTGCTGCCAAACTTGGGCTGAGGGGGGATGCCTTGGCATTTGCCGCTGACCTCTTGCCCATTGAGTATCGTCGATTGACACAACTGGACGCTGCTGCGGCCACAGCGGAGGCTAAGGGTCGTGCAGACAGCGAAGTGGAAGCGGCTACCGTACTGCGAGGAGCGGCTCTGGAAGGCGATAGCAAGGCTGCTCTCGCGCTCCTTACCCATCTGCACGGGTGGGTGGCCAAGACGCAGGTACAGGTTGATATCAAGTCGCAGATCAGCATTATCGCTGCCCTGCAAGAAGCGGAGTCTCGCGTCATCGAGGGCAGAGTATTGTCGGATGCGGGGGCTGCATTGACCGATAGTTCTCGGGACAATGCGATTGCATTAACGCACTCCTTGCCAAACTCCAAACTGGAACGTCATTCCGAATATGCAGACGCCGATCTATAGCCCTGACGATGAGCAGTTGCTTATGTCCAAGGTCTGGTCACCCCAGATCAAGGACGACCCGGAAGCCTTTGTCCTGATGGTTTTCCCTTGGGGCAAGCAAGGTACGCCCTTGGAACACTTCAAGGGGCCGAGGAAATGGCAGCGTGGGGTGCTGCGGCATATCGCTTCACACATTGCCAAGAACAAGCAGACGACCGCCTACGAAGTCCTGCGTATGGCTACGGCCTCGGGACGCGGTATCGGTAAGTCCGCGCTCGTCTCTTGGCTCATCCTGTGGATGCTTTCTACCCGGATAGGCTCTACGACCATCGTTTCGGCCAACTCCGAAGCCCAGCTGCGCTCGGTCACATGGGCAGAAATCACCAAGTGGCTGGCACTTCTGATGAATTCGCATTGGTTTGAGGTGTCGGCTACCCGCGTGATGCCCGCCAAGTGGCTTGCCGAACTCGTCGAACGTGATCTGAAGGTCGGTACCCGCTATTGGGCCGTTGAAGGACGCCTCTGGAGTGAGGAAAACCCCGATTCCTACGCCGGTGTCCACAACCAGGCGGGCGTGATGGTCATTTTCGACGAAGCATCAGGTATTCCTGACGCTATCTGGTCGGTTACTTCGGGATTTTTTACAGAAAACACCCCGAATCGCTTCTGGTGCGCGTTTTCCAACCCCCGGCGCAATGCGGGCTACTTTTTCGAGGCTTTCCATGCCAAAAGAGCGTTCTGGTTCACGCAAAACATCGACGCCCGCGAAGTCGAGGACACCGACAAAGCGGTCTACGAGCAAATCATCGCGGAATACGGCCCCGACTCCACCCAAGCCAAGGTCGAAGTCTACGGACACTTCCCCACAGATGATGGCGATCAATTCATCTCGCCCCACGTGGTCGAACACGCCATGTCCACCCCCAAATACAAGGATGAAACCGCTCCCCGAGTCATCGGCGTCGATCCCGCCCGCTCGGGAGCCGACTCGACGGTTATCGTGGTTCGCCAAGGTCGCGATCTGGTGGCGATTCGTCGCTATCAGGGCGAGGATACAATGGCTACTGTGGGTCGCGTTATTGACGCCATCGAAGAGTTCCAACCGACGCTGGTGGTCTTAGACGAAGGCGGCTTGGGATACGGCATCCTTGACCGCTTGAAAGAGCAACGGTATAAGGTCGTTCGGGGCGTCAATTTCGGTTGGAAGTCAAAAACCCCGCAGATGTATGCGAATAAACGCGCAGAACTCTGGGGTTCTATGCGTGAGTGGCTGCAAACCGCTTCTATCCCGCAAGACCGCCAACTGAAATCAGACCTGATCGGGCCTAACCAGAAACCCAATTCGTCGGGGTCGATTCAGTTGGAAAGTAAGAAGGACATGAAATCACGCGGATTGGCCTCTCCAGACGCCGCAGACGCTCTGGCGTGTACTTTCGCCTATCCGGTGGCCCATCGGGAGGCCCGCGTCAAAGACCGCCGTGTGAGCGTCTACGACGGCCCTAACGGCCTTCACAATTCATGGTTGGGAGCCTGATATGCCCCTCGTAAAGTCTGCGTCCAAGGCTGCTTTCCGCAAAAACGTCAAGGCCGAGGTCAAATCCGGCAAACCGCCGAAGCAAGCCGTGGCGATTGCGTATTCCGTGCAACGTAAGGCCAAGCGCAAGTAATGGACAACGGCATGAAGGGGGCGGCACAAGTCGCTAACACCCCATCCAAGCGCAAGTCGGCTGACCTTTTGGCCGCGATGCGTAAGCGTTTTGAGGTCTCCATCAACGCTTACAGCGACTCCCGCGACAGCGAACTTGACGACCTCAAGTTCATGGCAGGATCGCCCGATAACCGATTCCAATGGCCGCAGGAAGTCCTGGCGACCCGTGGGGCAGTCCAAGGGCAGACGATGAACG